AAGTTCATTCAGAACTCTGCGGTTATCAGGAAAGTGCTTCATCAAAACAGCGGCAACCACTTCCTTGTCGTATGTGACACCTTCTTGAGACAGAATCCATTCAACACGTTTGAAAAACTGAGTTGCCATCTTCGCTTTTTGACCATTCTGAATTTTGAATTCGACAACAGAACAACGAGAATGTAGAGGCTCAATAATACGGTTCTTGAAGTTACAGGTAAAAATGAATGAACAATTTACCGAGAATTCTTCAATAGCACCACGAAGTGCAGGCTGAGTTGAGTTTGGATTTAGATAGTCTGCTTCGTCAATAATGATGACCTTGCGACCACCAGAAAGGCTCATTGATGATGCATAGTTTTTGATTTTGTTGCGGAATGTGTCAATACCGCTTTCATCCGACCCGTTGATGATGATGTAGTCGCATCCGATTTCGTCACAGAGGGCTTTGGCGATTGTAGTTTTACCAACGCCTGCGGATCCAGCAAGTAGCAAATTCGGGATTTCTTTTCTGTTGACATATTCTTGAAAGGTTGTTTTGATCGAATCGGGAAGAATACAATCTTCAATTTTGTGAGGACGATACTTTTCCACCCATAGCATTTGATTGCTTTCCATTCACGTACTCCATAATATAATAATTAAAGGGGAGAGCCGTCGAGCCACTCCCACCCCAAACATAGTGACATCATTTTACGATGAAACCAGTTTGGTTTGTTCACAATAGAAATACTCAACCCATGATTTCCACCAATCCTATAAAAGCCAGAGTATTTTGGTAATACACTGAAATGGTATGATGTATTGGATGTGTATGTAGTTGAGTTTGCTTCAATCATTTTGTTTCTGTTAGACCGGTATAGAGTGCTTCAAACTCATTGTCCTCCGCAATTTCTTCTCGAAAAGAGTTCTTGTGATGAGTCTTCGCAAGACGGCGAATAACCTTTTTAGGAATGGCATGTGCATCAAACATTGCGCCGATAATGTCTTTGATTGCTTCTTTGTGCCCTTCAAGTATCGTCATTTCGTGAGAAATTTCAGATAGGGAACCTAAAATTGCTTTCAAGTCATCTTCTTTAAAAGAACCATAGAGTGTATACACGGTCGTCATAATTATCCTTCGTATTTAGAGCCAGTTTCAGTAGTAATCCAATATTCAACAGGAACTGTTGTATTCTTGAAATGTCCAATTCCCTTAGAGGAAATTGTAATCGTATATGCACCCGGAATCAAGCGTAGATTCTCGGTTGCAAACACCATACGATATCGCTTACCATTAGAAGCACCAATGGATGTTGTATTAACGTGAGATGCATCATCTTTTGCATCAAAAGTTTCAATTGAAATTTGCTCACCGTCGGAAACGAAAGAGATGTTTGGAGAGCCAAGGGTTGATGCTGCACGGGTAATCCATTCATAATCTTCTGAGGTTAATTCGAAAGTAATTTCTGCACTGTCCATGTTAACCTTCTTGTCAGGCGGAACAAGAATAGTTTCAACAGATGCTTTACGATACTTGGTCTGACTACGACCAGACAAACCTTTAATCAAGATATTCTTCGAATCAAATTCAATCTCGGGTGTATCGGAGCGTTGCATAGTCAACACACCGAGGAAGTTGTTGAGATCGTGAATACCAAATTCAGATTCAAAAACGTCAGTCAATTCTGCTCTCGCAAGAATATTTTTTTGTTTGGAGATAGTCTCCAACACACTTCCATTCTTAACAAAGATACCTTCATTAATTGTGGAAAAGTTTTTCAATACAATCAGGGCTGTGCCGGATAGTTTCATTACAATACTCCTTCTATTAGGTCTTCAATTATACTCGATCCAAAAGATTTGGTCAAGCATTCACTCACAGGTTCCATCAAATCTACCAGAGACTTGTCGTTGTGAATCACATAGTCAATGTCGTGACCTATCCATTTCCATTCAGATTCGTGGATGCCAGAACGTTCTTGCATCCATAATAATGCACGGATATCACCGTTGTTTGCTTTTGAGGCAATGTCATACCAATGTGGAGGAATTCCACGGCGAACTTCAATTAAGATTCCACCTTTATGTTGTACCCAGTCCATTTCATTTTTGAAACGAACATCAGTAACAACAAAATTTCCAGTTTCACTAAAAATTCTTTTTTCAAGTGAAAGAACCCAAAAGTTTTCGTGGAAAACCTTACGTCCAGCTTCTGTTCCCATCAACTGTAGTGCTAGCCTTGGTGTAAAAGGTTTACCCATTTTGTCAGACCAAAATGCATCTGGTTCTTCACGAAACTTTCGGGATTCTTCGGTGGCACCTTCTAGTAGGTGTCTAGGCCATCCAAACATAGTCGAAGTAACATCTTTTACATGTTCTGCAAAACTAACTTGTTCGAAACCATAAGTTTTACTGAGAATGTCACCAACGGTGCCCTTACCAGAACCAATAAAACCAAGAACACCTACTAACATTACATTTCTCCTACGTAATTCGCAACGGCTGGCATGTCACCCTGAAAGTGATATGTTCCAATGTGTTGTGTACGCATCCATGGGCAAAGCCAGATTGCACCGCCCATGTTTCTCCACCATTGGCAAAACATGTAGTCCTCAGAGAGGTAACGTTCGGACACAGGATCAATCACAGTATCAAAATATGCATGAATATAGCGGGTGCCATCAAAGTGAGCTTGACCAACGTGATCTGGCTTATACTTAAGTTCTGGATAACGTGCAGCAAACTTAGGAAACACTTCACGTTTAATCATCATAAAACCAGTGCCGATTTCCATGACTTCAAGTGGTTCAGATACAGAGAACTGTGCAGTACCTTTAACTGGATTGAAAACGTAATCACCGGTGAGTTTCTCAAGTATTCCTGGTTCGATATCAGGATGCATTTGAACAGCCTTCTTAACGTTAGTCCACTTAATAGCTTTCTTAGGGTAAGGACCACCAATAACATCACGGTCGAGAGCCAACATGGCAATAACGTCTTGTGGGTTGAAGTTAACATCTGAGTCAATAAACAACATGTGTGTGCATTCTGAACGGTTGACAAATTCGTCAGTTAGGTAATTTCTTGCACGAGTAATGAGAGACTCATTGAAAAGGAATGAAAATTTAACTTCGATTCCATATTGAATGCAAAGACCCTGTAGGTCGAGACATGCTTTCATGTATAGTCCGTGGTTTTGACCACCATACATTGGGGTAGCCACAAATAAACTTTTCTTTCTCAAGTCTTCTGTTTTAATTTGAATTTCCATTTATGCTCCAAAAAATAAAAAAAAGAGAGACCACCATTGGTGGTACTCTCTCATGTCAAACCAAGATTAAGCGGTTTGAGGGCGGATGCCGGCCGCACGGCAAAGTGCATTGAATGACTTTGAAGGAGTACCCAAACGATACACAGCAACCTTAGAACCATCCTTACGGCTCTTGATATTGGTGTAGATAGAGTAACCTTCGGTGCGTAGTTCAGCAATCCTGGCTGCAATGTTCTTAACACCAAAACGTACACGGGCTTGTGCTACGCTAAAGGTATTATAACCCGTCTTCTTGGTCAAAGTTTGCAACATCTTTTGCTTTGCATTCATTTTGTTCATAATAAACTCCTAATTTAAACATTAAAAAAACAACTCACGGACTTATGTGAGTTATCACAGTATACACTTATGTAGTGTATTTGTCAACTGGTTTAACGGTACAGTTGAATATTTACCGACCTACTTGTCGCAGATACTTTAATTTCGTATCCTCCCAAGTCATGTAGATGAGGTCGTCATAAAACAACGATTCGTAGGAAACATTGTTTTTCTTTTGCAGTTGTCGGATGCGACCTTTTGCATATTTTGTTTTCCAGACATTGGAGAGAGATTCACAAGAAGTATTGAACGATTTAATGAGTTCACCTTCTTTGATTTCTCCACGGAGGAACTCTTGCGTGTTGTTATACAACGGTGAAAAATAGATACCACGTTGGTGATCTGTTCGTGTGATTTCTTTAGGAATACCAAGTTTCGGATACAAGAAATGAAGTGAACGATTCTTGTGGTCGCGTTTATATGGAAGACCCTGTTCATTCTTGGCTTCCCACCACTCAAAGTATTTTTTTGTATGGTTTTCTTTGAGCCAGTTCCAAAGCATGTTTAAAGTAGTTTTACGGGGTTCGAAAGCAACTGATCCAGATGAGAATCCCATTTTTTGCCAATATTCAAGTCCATCATATTGCGAAAGACCATTGGACTTAGTATTCCCATAGAGTGAAGTTGTAGTAACACCAGCAAGAACGTCACCATATTTTTTCTTCCATAAATTTTGCACATCGTCAGAAAGACAAAGTAGTGCAAGTAGTTTACCACCCATGTAATTAAAACCTAAGGGTTGAAATGGTACAATAGAAGAACCAATTGCGGTATAGTTGATCATACCACCTTGAGTTTTCTTTTCACGTTCCCAGCCAATAAATTTATCTCTCGGAGTCAAATCTAAGAAGTCTGAAGAAATACAGATAACACCGAGATACTTACCGGTAACACCATCTTTGACCATGAAGTTTAGGTTACGACCAATGTTAGAGTTGTTCTTCATTGTAGACAAGAAGGTACGAGTGGTATTCCATATTACAGGAAGGTCCTTGGTTCTCTTTTTGTCGCTTTTTACTACTGTGCCGTCAATTCCTGTTGTGAAATTGTGTCCGGAGTCATCCGTGTATTCCAGGATAGGTTGCAGTTTTTCAAAGTCATCAGGAGATTCAGGAATCCAAATATTGCTTTTAACCGCTTTGATATAATCACCTTGAACAGAGTCAACCAATGTACGTTCAACATCACCAAAGACTGAAGTGTTTTCAACAATAGGAAACTTTTCTTGCACCTCACACCATTTCTGATAGAGAGTATATTCTTTCACATCCATTGCGGATGCGTAAGTCAGATCAGCAATTAGAGTACGCTTGAGTTCTTCTGTGTCAATGTGATCAAACAAACTCTTGGGATTCTTGGCAGACCATTCTTCCCATTGTTTGTTGACGGCAGGAGTCCATTTCTCATTCTCAATTGGATCGGAATTTATTTGCATTAAATTGAGCTTTCACGGTATTAATCATTTTTTTCTGTAAATGCTTACGTTGTAGCGCAAGTTTGGTTTTTTTCTTGAGGGCCATTTGCATTGCAAGAGGTTTCACTCTATTAGTATAACACACTCCGTTCATGTGGTCAAGCTCATGTTGGAAACACCGAGCAGTTAAACCGGTAAACTTCGCAATTTTCTCGATACCAGAGAAATCTTGGTAAACTACCTCAATTGTGGTTGGTCTTTCCACATTCAGGAATAAGTCCGGAAAAGAAAGGCAACCTTCTTCCATCTTAGAAGTCTCTGCCGAAACTGAAAGAATCGCCGGATTAAAAAATGCTACGTAGCTATCACCAGAGCCAGCAACGAATACCCTATAATTAAACCCACACTGGTTTGCGGAAAGACCCAGTGCATTGTGCATCTTACACGTTTCTACCAATGAACTGGCAAATTTGTTTGGATCGACAGGAGGATTAGCAAAATCGAAATTCTGCGTCATTGTGTGAAGTGCAGGATGTTTGTCTGATACCAAATCAAAGATTTCAATTGGATTTTTAGGTTCTACCCGTGTGATGTTAGCGCCAGTATCAATCTTGATAATACCATCTAAATTTTCAATCATATTTTCCATTATTTTTCTATTTGGCTAAAGTTATTTTTCTTCGTAAACTTGATGATGGATCTAAACTTATCAAAAAGTTGGTCACCTTTATGTGAGATTACAAATACATTTGTGCTATTATCTAGGCTGTTGAGCAGCTTCATAAATTCTTCCGTACCAACACCATCAAGTGAAGAATCGAATACTTCATCAAGAATCAAGAGATTGGTGTTAGTTGAGTTTTTCATTTTTGCAATCTGCCTCCAAGTAAACAGTAGTGCAAGGTCTATACGCATTTTTTCACCTTCAGAGAAAGATGCATATGAAAATACATCTCGGTGACGAGACTTGATTGTTTCCTCAAAGGATTCATTCAGGTTAAAGTTGACAAAGAAGTCCATTGCAGTCAGGTACTTGTTAATCAGCTTATTCATAACAGGTAGATATTGCTTGATAATCTTCGTTTTGATACCAGAATCTTTCAATAGAGTTGCGGCAAAATCATAATATTGTTTCTCAATGGTGAGGTCTTCTTGAATCTTTTTAAGTGTTTCTAATTCCAAATTCAGAGTTTTCAACTTCTCATTTTCTTCTATCAAAGTATCTTTTCTGGTGGACAACTCAGTTATTTCTTTGTTGAGTTTAATGATGTACTTATTAACTGCTGAAATGGTAGAATTGTGTTTCACAACCTCATTGTTGTGAGCAGTAATGTGTTTGCTTATTTTCTCTATCGCCAATAATCTTTCATTGAGTTTAAAAATCTCAGATTCAATCTCCTTGAGTCCTTTTTGTTGAGCTTCAACTTTCGTCTTCCTTTCATTCACCTGAGTCTGACGGAAAGTTTCTTCAATCTGTTGTTGGCAAGTTGGGCAATTATCGTTCTGTTCATAGAACTCCATATCCTTTTTGTTCTTCTTGATATTGGTTTCCACCTTTGCTTCCAACTGAAACAACTTCTTATTCTTACCTTCAACTATCAATTTATCGGTAATTTTACTCTGTAGAACATCAATATGCTTCTGAATTAATTCCACATCATTATGTAATGTTTTGACCTGAATTCCGTTGGAATCCAATTCTTCCTGCTTTTTCTTTATCTCATCCTCATTGTGTTTCTTGTGGTCTTCAATGTTTTGTTTTTGGTAAACAATCTTTTCTTCAGTAAGCGTAACATCATATTTGAACTTGGTAGAATTCTCTTTGATTGTCGAAAGTGCATCCTTAACAAGAGAATTCATTGATGAGAAAATTTGAATGTCTAACAAGTCTTCAATAATTGCTCTGCGGTCAGCAGGAGTAAGTTGCATGAAAGGAATGAAAGCGGCAGAACCGAGTACCACAACTTGAGTAAATGATTTATAGTTCAATTTCAAAATGAACTTCTCAAGATGTTCTTGATAATCTTTAGCTTTGGCGTCTTGGTTCACCAATAAACCTTCACAATAGATTTCAAAAATATTAGGTTTGATACCTCGAATAATTTTGTATTGTTTCCTACCAATCTTAAACTCAATTTCAACTACAGCATCTGCATTGTTAATTGTATTTACAAGTTGGGGTTTATTAATTTTACGGAATGGTTTACCAAACAATCCAAAGGTAAGTGCATCAACAACTGTGGATTTACCTGCACCGTTCGGACCAATGATTAAGGTATTGGTGGAACGGGTGAAGTCAATTTCAGTAAAAGAGTTTCCTGTTGAAAGAATGTTTCTCCAACGGCATTTTTCAAAAATAATCATTAATTTTCTTCGTTCATTGCTTCGATATACAGGTATCTCATCATAGTCTTGAGTTTATCTTTATCTAAATCTGTAGAGAGATTATCAACATACTTATTCAAAATTGTTGTTGTGTCTTCCGCTTGGTCAACATCGTTTTCTTCAATCTCCTCAAGTTCCGTGAA